GATGTCTTCTGTGATTGTTGTTTCATTCATAGGACTTGCCTCCTTCTTAATCTCAATTGTATTAATGCCTTTAGCACTATCAACTAAGAACTTTATCATATCTGTTTTTTCGTTATCGTTTTTCTCAACGAAACCTATATTTTGCATTGGAGCACCAGATGTTGGGCTCTGCTCAGAATCATTCTCTGACAACATGACTATACCAGATTCTGCATCCCAAAAAACATTTTCAATTGGGGTTTCTAAACTTTCGCCTTTGATCATATCTACTCCGTCAACTTTTTCGACAGATAAAACATTCGCAAACTGATTTGCTGGATTATCTACGAGAGACAATTCTACCAGATCATAGTCTTTAATTATGCGAATTTTTGCATCAATTTTTTCGTCATAGGCGTCATCCCATTTGTTCATTCTACCACCAATAGAAAATCCAGATAGGGTTCCGTCTAAGACCTTTTCCCAGGTGTTTTGTGCACCCTTAGAAATATATGTTGAAACGTAAACTCCAGAATAAAACTTCTTAGATTCTGGGTCAAAGTATTTGTCTTCTTTAAATGAGACCATTTTACCAACTGCTGTTGGCTGATGCATTTCCCTAATATTTCCACGGAATTTTGCAAAAGCATTTAGGCTTGCATCTGTTGTGACTATGTCGGCTTGCTTGTCTACATTATCGAGTGTAGCAAAGCCAGAGACAATGCGTCTCTCTACGTCCACTTTACTGAACGGCATTGATAGGCGAACGTTGTCGCCCTCAGTATCCCAATGGGCTTTCTGTATAGTCATGTTATCTCAATTATAAGGGTCTTTTATAAAAAAAATGTAAAAACCCTGTTAGTTAGAGGATCTTCCTTCTCCAGCTGGATTTCTTCCAGCGACAGTAGCTGTGCTATCTGAAGAATTGTTTGATCGCTCTGTGTCTCTTTGTCTGTTTTGTGCGGTATTTGCTCTTGCGTCTGTTGCCTGTCTTGTAGACATCTCAAATGGCTCATCGCCATCTGGCCTCTGTGGAAGTCCAAGTTTTTCTCTTGCTTCGTTAGGGACCATGATCTGAGTCTTTACATATCTTTCAAGAATTTGTGATTGAGCAATTTCATCTGTTAGAGTTAGCTCGTTAAACTTAAAGTCAAGAATATCAGTCTTTTCCTTAACAAGCTTACTCATCATTTTTTCAAGATTAGCCTGAGCAGGTCTTGCAACTTGCTCTTTAAAAGTTCTATCCTGTGCCAAGGCAGCAGCAATCTGAGAAGAATCCCCTCCACCAATTTTTGACAAAGGAACCTGATGTGCAACAAGAATGTCATCACGATTTCTAACTCTATACTCATTAAAGGATGCTTCTTGAACTCCCGCTTCAATTGGCTCCATTTTAAACTCTACCTTGTTATTGTCTGTATCGGCTGGTAGAGGAATGTATAGTGTTCTGTGAGACTGTCCCTTAAGGCTGGTCTGAAGGAATCTAAACATCTTGTCTTCTGCATCAGAAGATAGTTTTGCACCCTTTAGGGTTACGATGTATCTTGGGACACCCTTGTTTCCAAAGTAATCAATGTTGTATTGAGATGCTAATTGATCTCCATGTAAAGAGGAAACTGCAGACATGATATCTGGTACACCGTAGAAAGTGTTTAGAGGAGAGTATTCCTTGTAATGAATAATTTCATTTGGTCTTGGGTCTCCCGTAATTGGGTTCACATTCTTTGCCCCGAAATTTCTAAAGTAAACAACCTTCTGCCCAATAATCTGAACATAGCCATCACGTAATCTACGTACACGCATAGTTGTTGCAGGAATGTGCCCAACATAACCAATTGCTCCAGCAACAGTTCTACCAATTTCAAGGTAGCCGTTTCCAGTAGCCTGAACATCTGTGTAAAACTTCATCATTGTATTTGTAAAAGAGTCATCACTGTTCAAGCTCTCTAGCCACTCACGCATTTCAACTTTAGTTCTTTCAATACGCTTACGTGCTTTCTCAACAGCAGAATCGCTATCTGAAGACTCTAGCTGCATTAAAGTTCTTTTTGAAATGTGGAAGTCATAGCCAAGACCAACGATGTTTTCTACTTTGGCGTCGATAGCTGCATGATTAGCAAATGATGTGTCGTAGTAGTTTGCAAGCTCATATAGGTTCCAAGGCGGGGTAATAACATCAAACATTCCATAGCCGTTATGAAAAACTGCTCCTGGATTAATCTCTTTAGACCTAGCACCATTTAGTCCAGAGCTTGTTGCTAAAGCACTATCCTGATAGCCCTGTCTTGTAGTGTCAACTCCAGTAAAGACTAGACTGTCATATGACTTAGCAATCCTATCGGACCTTCTTTTAAAGTTTTTCTCTAGGCCAGATAGGCCCTTTAGATCGTCCCATTTTTTTGCAAATGGATCTTGCTTTTTAAAGACATCTTCTTCTACATCAAATTCTGGCAAAAATGCATTAACTGCATACTGGTATCCGTCTGACATTATTCTTCATCTCCATAAAGTTCTAGGGTTTTCTTTGCAGCCATCACAGCACCAATGTCATTTAATGATGGAATTAGCCCTTGCTTCATTCTATCTATTTGCTCACTATATTCTTCATCGCTAATCCTTGCGGTACCTGGAAAAAACACTGGAGAACCATTTGGCTCTCCATGATAAGCAGCTGCCTGCTTTAGTTTTGCAATCTGATTTTCGTCACCTTTGTTGGCTGGAACATTAAGGATGTTACCATTTCCATCAGTAAACCACTTACCGTTAGATTTTTTCCAAACATACACACCCCAAGAGTATCCAGTTGGTTCTACCAATGTTACTTTTGCTTTACCAATAGCTTCTGCGAATTTATCTTCCATGACCACTAGTATACCATATTATACGGCATTTAGTGTTCTGGATTGCAACGCAACATCTTGATAAACTATATACTGGTAATCTTGTAAAACTAAAGAATTTGTTAAATCTAGGTCAATTCTTGTGTCATCTATGATAATCTTATTTGTTCCAGTATAAGTTTGATATATGTTTGAGGCATCTACCCCAAAAGCGCTAGTGGTTGACAAAACTAGGACGTCTCCCCAAATAAAGTTTTCATTCCAAAAATTCCAAATATAGTTTGTTGATTCGTTTTGAGCCAAAACCTGACTCCAGGGGCGGTTAACAGAAGACTGAATTTCCTGTAAATTGGTAGATTCATAATAGGATATGTTATTAATTAGAACTGGGCCTGTTATTCTGATTGCTCCAAGATAGCTTCTAAATGATAGCGGAGTTGGAAAGCTGATTCCAAGCATTAGCCATTCATTTAAATTAACAGTTGGCTTAAGACTAACGTTTCCGTTTATGTAATAAACAATGTCTTTAACCTCTTGACCAGTTTTTGCATTTACCGCAAAAACTTGTGCCTGAAACCCATCAGCCTGTGAAGACCTTAAATAGAATTTTAAATAAAGATCTTTAGATTCTATTTCAAATATCGGAGTAGGGGTTTCTGCAAAAGAAGCCTTATCGTAAAACATTGAAAATTGAGTAGCAATAATTTTATAGTCTGTTGTTAAGTTTTCATTAATTGGAATCGATAGCCCAGATTTTTCGTTAGACCCATCCTCTATTACTCTAAGTCCGCTTTTCTTAGTAAGATAAAGGTATGGAGTATTGCCCTTATATATTAAAAACGGAGATGGGTTTTTATAGTTATAGTAAAGCCCAGAACTTTTATATGGATAAACCTTTTTGCCAAAACGAGTTCCAACTTCTGTGGGAGTTACCTCATTAAATGACTGAGAAGAGTACTGCAGATTTTTGACTATAACTTTTCTAGCAGAGCTATCTGTAACATTAAAGGTCATGTGGGTTACAATTGCAACATTGTTAAAATCAACATTTTTAGGAATATAGATAATAGTGTTATCTAGAATCTCGTACTTAGTATTTATCCATTCATCCCCTGGATTTATAACATTAAATTCTGACAAAGGTTGTGTATTTATAAAAGATTCTATTGGCGCATTAGCTCCAGACTGCAAAGTTTGGAAGGTTATGTATGTTTTTAGAATGGCGTCAGAAGTGTCGTAGTAAGTCTTTCCTCCAACATATTTAAAGTATTGATTTTTGGGGTATCCCAAGTTAAACTGTATAAAATCTAAATCATAGTACTGGTCTCCATTAATATCAGTTACATTTTTAGCAAAATATGATAATGGAATGTAGTCTTGCCAAGATGAGCCTACGGAATATGAGATTGGGTGATTAAGCTCATAGCTAGCCTTAAAACCTTGCTCGCCCTTAGTGGTTAAATCTTCTAGCGTATAGTCTGGATCAACTAATCCATTTATAGCAAAAAGCTCTTTTATTTGATATGCACTGTTTGCGTTACAAAACTTAAAACTAAAGATATCTCCAAGGAACGTATTAGAAAAAGCTTTTTTCCCTCCTATGTATAACTGAAGCCTATCAAGGTTTCCAAAGAATAAAGCTAAGTTTCCAAAATTAGATACAAGACTATTTATGTTAAAACCAACAATAAATTCCTGGCCAAGTACATATCTAGAAGATTCAGAGATCAAAGTTTCTACTGGTGAGCTACCGAGCTTTACCTTATAGATTACAGATCCATCATTTGCAACTACAGAAAGGTAGTCTCCATTTAAAGAATCAACCACTTCAAATAAAACTTCGTCGGTTGTTGCTTGAGAATTTAACTCAAAGATTCCGTATATGGCTTTTAGACCGTCCTTTAAAAAGTTTATATTTGGATAAAACAAGTATCCATTAGTGCTGTTCCAAGAGCTATTAGGTCTTAGCCTGATTCCTACAGGGTCTTCTGGTAAAATAACATTAATAACGTTGGTATCTTCATAAAACTGTTCTGCAGTTTTGTTATTAAAAATTGGCGTAACTTCTGGGTAGTCTGGTGTTGATAAAGAGTAGTCCGAAACAACTAGGTTATTTGCTATACCCTGACTCCAATTTCCAATTTCTGGATATGTATAGTTATTTGCATAATTTGCAAAAGAATAATCTACAAAAACAGATGTGCCATTATAGGCTGAGTTAATCTTTTCTGGAAACTCTACAGCTTGGCCATAGGCAAATCTTCTTTTTGCTACAACTGCTGGAACGGCATAGGCATAAATAGCAACACAGTCTATCTCTATTGGAGAAATATCGCCATAAGAATAAAAACCTAGCCAGTCTTGACTTTTACCGTTTGCATCTTGTAAGTCTGGTAAATTTAAGTCTGGGGTAGAAAATGACATAGTTAAAACCTCATCGCCATTTACCAGCAAGCTTGCAGACCCATCAATAATTCTAATATGAATAAGCATTGGTCTAAACCATTCTCCAACAAAGTGGGAGCTTGAAGAGTCACCAATTTTTAAGGTTAAAAATGGCCCATCTACGTAAAGTCCATCAGTTGAAGCAATTGGACCAAAGATTCTTTTTGACATAAAAGTATCAGAGTTAATCCTCATCCACATTTCTACAGTCTGAGTTTTATACTGTCCAGATTTATTTAAAAATCCACAACCTGGAACTATTAGCGATGGGAAGTTATCTAAAGGAAGGAGGGTAGTTGTATTTGATGCCCCAAAAACTAGGGGGACTCCAGAATTTTTTGCAAGCATCTTTGTCCCGTCTGACAAATAGTAGCCAGATAGGTCCTGGAGGCCGTACGCCCTCGCCTCAAGCCCTTTGGTAGCTGTTACTGCAATATTGGAGGGTATGTTTACTAAGCTAGTTCCTAAGGACTTAGAGCTAAAGTTTTCAGACCACTGGCCAAAGGTTAAACCATTAAGCAAAAATTCATAATTTGTTGTTGCTGGCAAAATAAGATAATTTATCTTTATAACTAACTTAATGTTTTCGCTAGAAGAGACCAAGGACTCAAAAGGAAACGTTTCTGAAGCAAAAACCCATTTGTTTGGAGCACTAGTTTCAAAAGACTTTAGTACTTGGGTGGGACCAGTTCCGTATTGATATCCAACGGAAATAGAGGTAATAGATCCAGTTATGTCGTAAAGGTAAAGACCAATTGAAAAGGTTTTTTGGTAGGAATCAAGGTCAACAAATCTTTTTATATTAGCGCTAGTTAGGACTACCTCTGTTGAAGGTCCAACTGCCGTTACCCTTGTTGTTGAGCTTTCTACAAATGGTTCTGAAGAAACGCTTTGCTGTGAAGCTGTTGCATTTGAAGATACCGTCCAAAATGACGGATTAAAAAAGTTTCTTTGGCTTTCTGAAATTAAGCTTATATAGTCATTTTTGTCATCTAGGGCCCACAAAGCAATGGGGTGCTCGCTAAAGATCTTCTCTGCGTATAGGTTTGAGGGATTGGGCATAGGTCTATTTTAACACATTAAAGAGTTAAAATCCTTTTATTTCCCAGTCATCCCAATTAGTAGCTTCATAATCTACCCCTGGCATCCAGGCTTTTCCGACTTTCCCCATC